ACTGCTGCATCAATCATAATTGATTGAGACATTACAACTTGACCAGTGTTTTTTACATCATCGCCAAGTGTTGTTCCTGTTGTGTTTGAAATCGTTCCCGCTTTTATCGGTCCCGAAAAAGTAGTTGTTGCCATATTAATATCCTCCTAGATATCTGAATACTGTCCCTAGGGTTGTCGACTATACCGCGTCAGCATTCATCATTTATTAAATGTATAGTGTATTAAATATACAATAGTTTTTAGTAGAGTGCAAGAGATCCTGTAGTGTGGAGAGTGTTTTCCAACGATGTAGCTTTTGATTAAGTAGCTACAGAAACTTGTGGAGCGACATCATCAATTTGATTTTGTCTATGTGCAATAGCTGCTTCTTCCAGCTTAATGTCAGTAATGACCCTTTTTACTTTGTCATCAATCTTGACCATTTCAAGAGTATATCTATTATTATCTAGATGCTCCTGTTGCCACTTCAACTCCAAGGACCTTTTTTGTTTGTATAGGTCTTGTATCATCAATAACCTCCTCATAAGTTATTCGATTTATCTCGTTATTATAGTTGTTTCCGAGATACTCCCATTTTATACTTTTTTCTCCTAGTTTGTCAAGTATAGCTTTTTCAACACTTTTAGCCGTATCTTCATCATGTTCAATAGTAAATTTTGCATGATGGTCATAAGCCCAGATATTTATGAGAGTTTTTTTCATTTACACACCTTTATGTATAAAAAAAGGGCGGTTTTAAGGCCGCCCTTTTTAAAATGTTTATTAAACGTTACCTGAACCGAACGCTCCTCTTGGATCAGAGAATCCAAAAACATATCTCTCTCTAGCTTTGTATCTTACATTGCCAGTATCAAAATCACCTTCCATTGAAGTTTTGATTGGTGATCTTACGAAATGTTTCAGACCGTTAGGTACATCTGTTTTAATCATCCATCTATTTGCGTTAGTGAAATAGTGGTTAATAGCGTATCCTTGCGGAACCATTCCCATATTTCTAACAGCATTGATGTCGTTGTCAGCTGTGCCCGTTCTACCTTGAGAAGACATTAATCTGTCTGCTACAAATTGAAGAGCAGGTGGAATTACTAATTTCATTCCTTGTGCTGCAATCAATAAGCCTCTTTCATCAGTCATAGCTGCGATTTGAATCAAAGCTGCTTCTAATGAAGTCTCATTAAGTTGAGACGCAGTAGTTAATCTATTGCTGAAAGTTCCAGCCATAGTTGGGTGTGTTGTACTAAACAACGGTTGACCATCGCCACCAGCAAAGCCTGTTGCGTAACCATTATTGATTACAGCTGCCGCTTTAACTTGTTTAGTGTTTGCCATAGATCTTGCTAACGCTTTTGTATATCTAGACGCAAGTCTGTCATACAAGTTATCTTCGATAGCTTCTTCTGTGATTGCAAACGCTAATGCGATTGTTTCGTTAGTGTAACGTGCTGTGAAAGTTTCTTGTGCATCGTCAAAAGTAACACCTTGACCTTCAGGTTTTACTGCTGCATTTGCGAAACCACTTAACATTACTTCTTCTTCAAAAGCTCTGTCAGATGTTTCTGTATCAAAAATTTCAGCATGCTCGTTAGCATAGTTTTTGTACTCAAGTCCAAATAGTGCATTTAGACCTGGCTCTAGTTCTTTAACTAGTTGTGCTCGTGATATTGCCATAATTTATATACTCCTATTTAGATTATGCGTATAAACCAGCGCCACCAGCGATCGCAACAATAACGTTTCCACCTGCAACAGTGAAATCTTTATTTTCTGGATCGTTGCCGTAAGCAACTAGTTTAAACATATTTTTTCCACCAGTACCATCTGCTGCAGAAGCAACATTAAGTGTAGCAATTGATTGCCCACTTTTGTTGTCTGTAGCCGTGTAATTACCGATGTTGAAGTTTAATGCACCACCAATAGATGTTTGCAAAACTGCCGCATCAGCTTTTACTTCGTACTGCTGAAAAGGGTTGTTAATTATAAACGCTTCAATTTCATTTGAACCGTTGTTGTAATTTACTGATGTAGTTTGACCTGCAACAATGTTATTGCTGAAAGTTGGTTTGCCTGAAGCATCGATAAAAAAAGCTCCGTTGAATACACCTGTTAAAAGTGCATCAGCGTCATTTTTAAATGCTGCTCCGCCGGCTCCACCATCATCTGTAAGTGTAAAAGCGCAGTCTTGTTGGTAACCTTGATTGCCTGCATCTTGTGTAGACATAGGATCACCTTTATTAGACGCAACGCCTGGTGCTGTTTGGATTCTATACTCCGCTTGACCAGATGTAGCTGGAGTTTGTCCAACTGTATTGATCGCTCGAAGTCCAAATCCTACTGTACTTGCATTTGCCATAGTTTTTGTTCCTTGTTATGTACTGACCCACACGGGTCAATACGGATTTATTTTATTTTTGTTGGGTAGGAATTACTAAATAATTAGTCTTTCTTTGTACCACCAAAAGTTACACGAGTATTAGATTCTCTAGAGAATTTCATACTTGGGTGCTGTTCCTTCATAAGATCGTTATTAATTGCTTCTTCTTTATCAGCAGTTTGCTTATTGTAATAAGCATCCATTTGAAGTGCAATCTCTTCAGGTATCCTAGCCAGCAATAGGCCTCCTACTCCGATGATCCCTGCGTATTTGCCGTCTGTTTCAACTGGGTAATTTGAATCTGGATATTCCTCGGATCTAACCAATTCGAATCCTGATCTCAATTGAGCTGCTATGTTTTTTGTATCTTGAAAACCCATAGTTTCTGCTCTTAACCATTGATGACGATAACCGTCTGGCGCAGGCGGTGCATCTAGTGGTGAGGGTGGAGCCCAAGTTGTAGGTTTCTTTTCCTTATCTCTTGTTTGGCTCGCACGAGAAGTTTTTATTTTTTCATTTTCCATATGCTTATGCTCCTTCCGTGATGTTTAATTGTTTCGCATACTCTTCGAGTGGCACACCTAATCTTTTAGCAATTGCTACCTGTGAAGGTGTGAGCTTGACAGTTTTTTTGCGTCCTGTTGAGGCTGAACGTTTAGCCGAGGCTACATTTTGAACCGGTTTGGCTCTTTCTGTAGTATTGCCTTCTATCTTATCAAATTTGTGCGGAAATTCAACTCTTATTCTTGAATCAACTTCAGCATAGTATTCGTCAGATTTAGGGTCATAACCTTCTTCTTCTACAAGCTTTTTATGTATATCAAAAGCCGTATAAGTCATAGCAGAATCACTACCAAACCATGCATTTTTAGATGCCCAGTCTTCTGCCCTAGGGTCTGTGACTGTTGGTTGTGTAGTTCTTTGAGGGGTAATATTTACCTCTTTTTGTTGTTTAGGTTCTTCTGCTGTTGTTTTTAGATTATTTAATCGTGCAGCGTCCATCGTTAAACTTGCAATTTGTTCTTGCGCTTTAACTTGACCATCTACATCTTGAGCTTCAATAGCAGTTTTAAGTGCTTGTTTAGCTGCACTCAAATTACTTGTTACTCTGCTTTCAAATTCAGAAACATAAGATTTATCTAATTTAGATAATCTAGTTTCAGTTTCTTCTTTTTGTTTATTGACAGCTTCAGCAAAAGCAATAGCTTCTTCTTTTTGCCTTTCTGCTTCTCTCATTTTACGAGTAAGTTTAGCAATTCTTTTTTGAACTCCATCACTATATTCTTTTAACTCGTCTTTGTTTTCTTCAGCTTTTACTTTTGTTTCATTTTCAAAAGTTTTATCTTCAGCAGGTTGCTCTTCAACTTTTTCAACCTCTATTTTTTCTTCTACCGGTGCTTCAGTTTTTTCTGGTTCACCTTTATCATCTAAATTAATTTCAGCTCCTACTGTTTCACCTACGTCAATTAGATCATCTACTTTTTGTTGGTCTTGTGCTTCTGGCATAGTTCCCTTCCTATGTTTATATTAAATGAAGAATCGATTCAGGATCTTCAATAGTTCCTAGAACTTCATCATCGTTAAGTATTCGCACTTCTCCACCTTCAATTGGTAATCGTGAACCCGCGTAACGAGCAAAAATTACCCAATCTCCTTTTTTACACCAAGGCTCACCAAATTTATCTTTGTCCTTGTATGCTAAATCTCCCATCTTTAAAACATAACCACAAGTGGTTGCTATTCTAGCTTTGTCTAAAGATTCTTGAGAAAATAAAATTCCACCTTTAGTTTTTTCTCTAGGTGTAAAAGGTAAAACTAAAAGCCTGTAACCAGAAGGTTCTGGTAATTCATCTACAGTTTCAGTTCCTATGTTATCTGGATGTAGAGGTTCTTTTGTTTCACCTATGTTATAAGATTTTTCTTCGTTGTATTTGTCTTGAAGTCCTAATTTAATTTTTGGAACTTCCTTGTCCGTTTCCGATGTCGATAACGTTTCCTTGCTCATCTTGTTGCTCCTTCGGTTTTAGCAGGTTAGAGATTTCCTGTAATATTATTTGATAGGCTTGTGCCTGACCCAATAAATACTTGTATTTTTCCATGTTGTCAACCCCACCTGTAATCATAGCATCTCCTATTTGTTGTAGAGTAACATCAATTCTTCTTCTTAACTTTTCTACTATCATTAAATCGTCCATCTTCTCTCCTATAATTTAAATTGTTGCAAAACTTTTATTTTCTCTTCAGAAGCTGCAATCTTTTCTATTAGTTTATCTACTTCATCTATATGTTGAGGATGCTCTCCAATACCTACAGAATTTTCCAAGTAAATTTTAAGCGTAGCATCAGCTTCTAGAATTTGAGCTTCGTATCTAGCCTCAAGTGCATCTATTATTGCTGTTCTCATTTTTTATTCCTTCTTTTGTTTAAAAGTTTGACACGTGAGTGCCAACACCATTCAGTCATTTTAATAACATAGGTTTCAACAAATGCAATAGCATTATCGAGTTTTCCAAAAAAAGAGTATAAAAATTTATCTAACACTTCCACCTTCTACGTGCCTGTCGAAGTCTCGAATTTGGATTGGCCGCAGCTTTGGGGAATTGTTTCATTTGTCCTGCACTTCTTGCACAGTACGATTTTCGCCTTTTAGCGGCAGCAGACCCTTTTTTAACTTTACCGGTCACAGCTGTTTTTAATTTAGAGCCTGGATTTTTTCTTCTGTAGGAAGCAACACCAGCTCGTGTCATTCCTGCTCCAGATTTTGTAGATCTAAAGTTCTTCTTATTTCTTGCAGGCATGTTGTCTGCTTTTCTCATATTATCTTTTTCTATTAATTACTTTTTTTAATATTTTAGCTTGTCCCGCGTGTAATTTAGAAGCTTTCTTTAAACCTTTAATTACTTTTTTTATTTTATTTTTTTTGTTCTTATTCATTACAACATTCCTTTATAGTATTTTTTTAAACTTGGATTTGAAACTTTTACTCCACCTAAATCACCATCAATATAACTTCCCCTATAATCTCTTTGTGCTTGCCCTATCATACCACCATCTTTAGCAAATGTTTTAACATTAGTTGGTTTTCCTCCTGGATTACCTGCTGCTCTTTTTCGTTTGACAGCAGATGCCTTTTGCCCTTTTGTCATCCGTGTGGCTTTCGCAAGTGGAACGCACTTCGGGTATTTTCTTTTTGAACCTGTTGATGATTTTCTCCCACAAGGTTGATATTTGCCATCCTTCTTTGGAGCTCCAATATCTACCCATTTTTCATTTACCCATTTCTTTAGATCGCCCATTAGACTTCTATCATTGTGGTCATATCTTCTACAACCATACCACCTTCACGCAT